CAAGAAGCATTAAATATGTTTTTTCAAACAGGATCTGTAATAGGAAGGTCTATGACTCAAGAAGGAGGCATGAATCCAGGTAAAGTTCCTATTCAAGAAATAACTAGTGGAGCAGGTGGCAATAAAATGCAAGCCTTAATTCAAACGTATAACTATTATCTGCAAATGATAAGAGATACAACGGGATTAAATGAAGCTAGAGATGGCTCAGCTCCTGATGCTAGGGCTTTAGTAGGTATACAAAAAATAGCTGCAGCAAATTCTAATACAGCCACTCGTCATATATTAAATGCTGGTCTATACTTAACAGCGGAGCTAGCTGAATGTCTTTCTTTGCGGATATCTGATATATTAGAATATTCGCCAACACGAGAAGCGTTTATACAAAAAATCGGAGGACACAATGTTGCAACTCTTGAGGAGATGGGTGATCTTCATCTTTATGATTTTGGTATATTTATAGAATTAATGCCGGATGAAGAGGAAAAGCAAATGCTTGAAAACAATATTCAGACAGCATTATCTGCAGGTTTAATAGATTTATCGGATGCAATAGATTTAAGAGAAATTAGAAATCTTAAGTTAGCTAATCAAGTACTAAAAATTAGAAGAAAACAAAAAGCTGAAAAAGATCAATTAATACAACAGCAAAATATAGAAGCTCAAGCGCAAGCTAATGCTCAAGCACAACAAGTAGCTGCGCAAGCAGAGATACAAAAAAACCAAGTTATTACTCAACAAAAAATGCAGCTAAAGCAATTAGAGGCACAGATGGAAGAGAAAAAGATGCAGCAAGAAGTCCAAGCAAAAATGCAATTAATGCAATTGGAATTCCAATATAACATACAATTAAGAAATATGGATTCAGCTCAGCAAACTCAAGGAGAGACCGAAAGAGAAGACCGAAAAGATAAAAGAGTTCAAATGCAAGGTACTCAGCAAAGCGAGTTAATTGATCAAAGACAAAACAATAAACCACCAAAAAACTTCGAATCATCGGGGAATGATATATTAGGTGGGGGATTTGACTTAGGTTCCTTTGAGCCTAGGTAATAATAATAGTAATAATTATATAATATTTTATCATGTCAGAAGAACAAGAACAAGTGCAACCTGCCGTTGAAGACGTGCAAGTTGAAGAAGTAAAACCAACTGAAACATCTCCTTTGTCTTACGACGACGGAGTAATAAAAGTTAATTTAGGAGAATTAAACAAATCAAAAGAAGAGGTTGAGCAAGTGGCTGAACCTATTCAAAGCGAAAGCGTAATTGAAGAAGCTGTTGAAGCTGAAGAAGAACAACCTGTTTTACAGGAAATAACAGATGAGGATATTGCAGAGACAGCTGAAGATCTTGAAGAGGATATTCAAGAAGCTATTGAAGAGCAACAAATTTCTGGAGCAAAATTACCTGAAAATATCCAAAAGGTAGTTGAGTTTATGAATGACACGGGAGGAAGCTTAGAAGATTATGTTAAGCTTAACACGGATTATGATTCACTCGACGAGGATCAATTGCTAAAAGAATATTATAAGTCAACAAAGCCTCACTTAGAAGATGGCGATATTGATTTTTTAATGGAAGACACTTTTAGTTATGATGAGGATATTGACGAAGAGCGAGAGATACGTAGAAAAAAAATACAGCGTAGTGAAGCTTTATCAGAAGCTAAAAAACATTTAGATACTGTAAAGTCAAAGTATTACGAAGAAATTAAAGGAGGCGCTAATTTAGCCCCTGAACAAAAAAAAGCGATTGATTTTTTTAATCGTTATAATAAAGAAAATGAAGAGAATACTAAAGTAGCAAAAAAACAACATTCTACATTTTTAAATGAAACAAATACGGTTTTCAACAAAGATTTCAAAGGTTTTGATTATTCAGTTGGAGATAAAAAGTATAGGTTTAATGTAAAAGATGCAGAGGGGGTTAAGAATGCTCAAAGCGACATCAATAATTTTGTTAAGAAGTTCTTAAACGAAGATAATGAAATGTCAAATGCTAAGGGTTATCACAAATCACTGTTTACCGCTATGAATCCAGATGCAGTTGCAAAACACTTTTATGAGCAAGGCAAGGCTGATGCAATAAAAGATAGTATGGCTAGAACAAAGAACGTTGATATGGATCCGAGAGGGAGCCATGAAAAAGTTACCGCTTCTAATGGCTGGTCAGTTAAATCTGTTAATGGAGTAGATTCTTCGAGACTAAAAATAAAAATTAATAAATAAAAAACAAAAATTATGGCTGGTACATTCCCAGGCACTGGTGCCGAATTAAACCACTTAACTCCACGTCCTGTAAAAGGATTATTTGGAGACAATTACCTGTCTATCGCAGACATGGACTTCACAAAGCAATTTTTGCCCGAAGTATACGAAAAAGAAATTGAGCGTTACGGAAACCGTACAATCGCTGGATTCTTACGTATGGTAGGAGCAGAAATGCCTATGGCTTCTGACGTTATCGTATGGTCAGAGCAAGGAAGATTACACGTAGCATTTGAAGATTGTACAGTAGACAATACAAATGCAACTACTACTATTACATTTGTAGATGATCCCACAGGAACAGCTGGATTACAAACTGCAACTCAAAAAGCTGCATTAGTAGCAACTGGAGCAACTATTACAATTGCTAAAGGAAACAAGGTTGTAAAAGCTAGAGTAAATTCTGCATATACTGCTGGTGACACTACTATTACAGTTACACCTTACGGTGCTGGAAACTTATCTGCTCTTGGAGCCGGTGCGTTAACAGGAGTTAAAGTAATGATTTATGGATCTGAATACGGAAAAGGTTCCGGAAATGTCGGTAATTCAATTGACGCTAAATTCACTCAATTCAACAACAAGCCAATTATTCTTAGAGACAAGTATAGTGTAAACGGTTCTGATGTTGCACAAATTGG